CTAATAGTAATTAGTTTTCTTAGTTTACTATTGCTTCTAAACAAAGTATCCATAAGTGCATTAGACTTAGCGTCTGGCGTATAAAACAACATGTTGTATAATACCACAGTCTTGTTGTATTTATTTACTAGATCCTTATCCATTTCACTCAACACATCATAATTTCTTATGGCGTGCAAAGCTGTAGCATGATCTCTGTTAATGCTTTGACCTATTTGTTTTAAAGTAAAGTCACCACATTTACGAGCAACAGAACAATAAACCATTCTTGCATCTACTAATTCTCTTCTTCGAGAGCTAGATGTAAATTCTTGCTTATTGAGATTATTGCTTTCAATGTAAGCATCTAAAAAATCTTCTATTGTATTCATATAATTTTTATTATAACTCCTGGATTGAGTTTGTCGTAACTATAAGGTTCAAACTGCGGTATCATAAATTCACAGTTATCATCTTCTATCCATTTGTTTTTTACCATTAAATCTTGTACAGTCTGCGCAGGATTAATATAATCAAATTTGTGTTTTGATCCTCTTATGAATGTGAAAGAGATAGTGACAGGAAATTTCTTCCCTGCCACCATTTCTTTAAAAACCTCCCTATTGTCAATGTACTGTTGGTTAGTATCTTTGATATATTTCATAACGGTTTTCGAGTTGATTAACATCTTACCCGTCCATCGTTTTGAATTTTTACTGGAAGGCACATTCCCTGCTATAAATATTGACATATTCTTGTGAGTTCGTCACAAAAATACTAAAATATTTAGAATGGCAAGTTTTCATCATCATCACTTTGCATGACTACAGATGATTGACTAGGTTTATGTAGATTAACAAACTCCTGTTCATCTTTAGGTGAAATAGGTTTATTGTATTTAGCATCGTACTTAATTTTCATTCCGTCTTTGCTAGACCATCTATACCTTACAGCCTTTCTTTTTACAGGCTCACCATCTTTAAGAGTCATATACTCTTCGTAAGTGAAACAAATATTAACCCAGGCTCCAACTGAAGCTTTAATAGAGTTTATGTCATTAGAAAAATCTAATACACCACAGTTTGTAAGAAACTCGTGTAGTGTATTCTTTTTCCATTCTTTTGACTTAGGTGAATCTGTATCACGTACAGCCCAAAACTTAGCTCTACCATACTCACCTTGTTCGTTAACAACGTCAAATTCTATATATGGCGCACCATTATAGTTCTGTCTTTGTTGTGAGTTTGACACAGATAAAACTTGACATCTATGCGCACCTTCATTAAAGTACTTTTTATTCTCAACAACTTTACTTGGTTTTACTTGGCAACTTGCCAAATCAAATGCTTCTATACTCATAATTATTTAGATTTTAAATTAGAATTTAATACTTTCAACATATGTTCTGGTATGTCGTAATTAGGCATCTTATCTTTTACAGCATCGCCCTTTCCTGCTTCAATAGCTTTTAGCATATTGTTAAATTTGTCTTCATCAAGCTTTGGTTTTGCTTTTGGCTTGTCTGCTTGTTGATTTATAGCATTTGCAACCTCTTCATAAGAAGCTACTGACGTATCTATGCCAATACCAAGATTGGACAATGCACGTCCCCAAGCTGATGTTTCGCAATTTTCTACAAAACTTGTTTTGTTAATAAAGGACGAGCCTTCTTTTTCATACGCATGGCCTGTGGCGCGTATGTTACCGTTGTCATCAAAGATTGTAGCTTTAATTACACAACGATCATCTGTAAGTTCTACAATGTCAGATGTTAAACACCATCCTTTGTAGTTACCTCTAAAATGTTTAATCCTTTCGTTAACCTCAACGTATTCTTTACCTTTAATGTTAACTGTTTTTAATTTTGTCATTTCTTTCGTGTTTCATATTTATCAAATGTTTCGTGCATCTTTTTACCAGCACGTATCGCAAAAACGATTTTTAAGAACTTTCTAAACATAACAGGTCTACCACGCAATATAATTGCAAAGCCAATTTCGCGAAATACTGATATAAGTATACGCCTTACTAGCTTCTTATCTAGTCCTAAATCATGTGAAATTTCTGCTATTATTCTCCTTAGTTTTGTGTTATCAGACATGTATAAAAATACAAATATTAACTCTAAAAATCTAAAGATTTCTCTTGAAATTTAGTCAATTCACTAATAAAATTTAGTGTAACTGTACCCACACCTATGTTACGGCCTTTGGCAAATATTATTTGCGCTTTGCCTTGTGTAGATTCACCATTTTCATCTTGGTTTATACCATAGTATTCAGGCCTATAAACTAAAGCTACAATATCTGCGGCTTGTTCTATCTCACCTGATTCTCTAAGGTCTGACAATGTTGGTTTGCTTTCAGCTCTATAACCTACACCACGATTTAATTGCGACAATGCAATAATCGTAATATTTAGTTCTTTGGCAAGGTTTTTGAGTGCCCTAGCAACTTTTGAGACCTCTTGCTCTCTGGTTCCTTTTGATCCGACACTCGCTGTGACAAGTTGTAAGTAGTCAACAAACACAAGCTTAACACCGCAGCTATGTACATACTGTCTAGTTTTAGATAATAAATATTTCAATGACGTTTGTTTACACTCGTCAATGTATATGGATTTATCCATAATTTCGCTAGCAGTTTGTTGAACTCTGCGTAAGTCTTCATCGTTAAGCTGTCCATTTTGTATCCATCTTATAGGAATCTCTGATTCTAACGCCACTAGACGCATTATAAGTTGATTTACAGACATCTCATATGAAAATATTAATGCAGGCTGTTTAGCTATTTTTACAGCGTTATACGCAAGATTTAATGCAAGACTAGTTTTACCCATAGATGACGCTGCACCTATTATAACTAAATCTGTTTCTTGCCAACCGCCTGTGAAATCATCCAAGGATGAAAAACCAGTAGTTACACCAATAATACCTTCTGATGATATTCTTTTATCAATGTCAATTAAAAAGTCTTTGATTTGTGATGATATATTAGCAACATCAGTATCTTCAACTACCATTATTTTAGCATTCATCTTATTAATGTAGGCTATAATGTCTTCAATTGGTTCTTGATTTTGAAACTTATTGTGTGCTTCTGTAATTAAAAGCTGTAAGTTTCTTTTCTGTGTGCAAGCATTAAGCTCTGCAATACAGGATTTTACAGTATAAAAAGTATTTTCGTGAGTATAAATAGCAGACAATCTTATTCTCTCTTCTCTATTGCAATTCAAAGCAGAAGACATAGATACTAAATCTACATCTTTTTGCTCTGATTGCATCACCAAAAACTGATCATAAACTTTTTTGTGGAATAAGTTTGTAAACATACCCACATTTAACTTCTGTGCATTCTCATAATATAATTCAGGATACATCAAAAGCTTAGACAATAAAGCTGTTTCTAGCTCATATGTTATTAATTCATCGTGCATTTCATAAATTTGGGACGTTAAATTTAAACATTATTTTTGATTTTGCTTTCATTCATCATAAATGTTTCACACTCTTTTTTGCATTCAGAGCATTGCCATTCATTACCTTCTTCAAGCGTATATTCATCTTCACCATCGCAAAACACTTTTGCTTCACAACATTGTGATGCTGAATCTGTTTCAAAATAATGATCATGAAATCTTCCTATTGCACCATGTACATTTAAAACACCAGCAAAACACATGCCAGGCTCATCATATTCAAGTTCAAACTCAAGATTAGGATAGTCATCCATAATATTACGCAACCATTCTGTTGGCGGTGCCCATGCTGAATCAAAGCTTACTGAAAAACATTGTGAATCTGATTCATTTATGTATGGTTCACAAGCATCCCATTTACAGCCCCAGTTTTCCAAAGACCAGTTATACCAGTCTTCACGATCACCACGAGGTAAAGTTCCCTCAAAAGAAAACTCTTCATCTTTAATGTTTGTGGATTTTTCTACAAAATCTTGTAGTTCAGCAACATATTCTTTTGTGCACGTTACTGTTAAATTATTCCAACACCAATTAGGCATTGTCTTCTATTTTATAGTATTTCATAATTATACATTTACAGTTACTTCAACCCAACCTTTTTCGCTGTGATCAGCGTTTACATTATAACCATCTCTAGTTAATATTGTTTCTAGCTTCATTGCTGCTACCCAAAGCTCTGGCTCTGGTACTTGATCGTGATAGTCATCGTACACTATTGCTCCACGGCATTGATAAAATATATCATCCACGTCTTGTTTAACTAACTCAAACTTCCAACCATTAACAGTTACATAGTTTGATAAATCATCTATTTTACTCATCTTCTTCTTCATTAATTTTAATTCTAAACCAAGATCCAGTAGGTGCGTCATGGTGGTAACAGACTCCTGCAAGTCCATCACCATCCATCCACACATCTGTGCGACAACGTCCATTGTGCATTAACAATGCATCTGCTATCTTTTCAGGATCACTTGATGTCATATATCCCGTTTGTCCACGCCAGTCAGCGTTTTGAACTTCCACGTCCCAAACACTACAACCCATGTCTTTTAATGCATTTATCATATCGTATAAATAGTCTTTGTACTGAAATTCGTCATGCGTTTCTTCGTAGCTTGCTACGTATACTTTGTGATCATTTTTCAATAAATCATTTTGTGAATTATTGTAATCTAGCCATTCATTACTCATAATTATACTTCTTGTAAATTAATTAACATGCCTTTTTCCATTAACTCATTCTCAATGGTTTTAAAGGCTATCAAGTTCTTTTTGTATCCAGAACCTGTCATAAGATTTTCATCGCCTTTATTATCAATGTGATTTGTATAATAGGTTACAGCATTAAATAATCCCCAAAGGGTATTACCTTTTGCTGCAAGCTCATGCGACATAGCTTTACCAAAGTTTTCAATTTGGTTCTTCTTACGTGTAGAGTTATCACTAACTTTACTATTCATATCAACTTTAAATATCTTTTGCATAACACTTTCAATGATAGTTTGATTTACAGAAACTCTATTCATCGCTTTGTATGTAAGCATAAGATTATCATCAAGTATTAAGGCTTTTTCAAACTCGTCTACAGCAAACTGTAATCTTTGCGATGCACTCATAGTATGCCTAAACTTAGATAGGTCTTTCATAGCCATGTGAAAGGTGTTAGAACACGATATAACCGTGTTGGTAGAACCAAAACCTATAGAGTGTGAGCCATCATGCGAGTTTAAACAAGTAATATGACGTTTTAACGTGTCGCCATTAATGTTATAATCTTCTAATGATAGTTGGTAGTACACTTTTTGACCTGCAATTCTACCCATAGCATTACCTTTGATGTCACCACCAAATCTCTGTTGTATTCTAACCATAATTTCAGCTAGTTCTGCGTTCTGCATAGGAACGTATCTTTCACCTACAGTACTTAACCAGGCGTTATTATCAGATCTAAATAAACCATAGCTCTGCGTTTGTTTTCCGTCTTGTGTAAATAACGGTTCTTTTTGTACAGACCAAGCTGTGTTAGTGTTGTACAATGTTTCGAAAATCTTTTGATTGTTATCCATAATATTATTAAATGTGCCCTCCATTTCCGTTAGGCAGTTCGTATAAGTATTCAGTTTCTTCTGTTGTGTCTGACCATCTATTAGTCAGATCACATAATCCAAAACCGTGATTTAATGGACATTTGTCCATATTTTCTGCTAGCTTATCAGCCCATAAATCTTGATGATCACTAAGGTATTGATGTACACCAGTAAAATCAGATTCTTCTAAATTAGGTATATCTATTTCGATAACACCTACTTTGTAAAAAACCTGTCGTTGCAATAATTTAACTTTCATTATAAATAATGTTTAATTGGTAAAGGATCATTTATTTCATCGTAATCTGCTTGACCAAGCATATAATAATCCCATTGTTCAGCAGCTATTTCTCCTTGAAATGGGTTACGATTAGGATCATTTGCTTCTCTAATAAGCTTTTGCCTATTAGTTTCTTTTGGTTTGTTTTCAAACTCATATATTTTTCTTAGTATTAGTTTAAGAGCATTTTTCGCATGAGTTTCAGTCATGTCGTCTACATGAATTTTTTCGCCTTTGGCTGTTGTCCATATGTAAGCTTCTGTGTAATCTTTCATATTACAGGTATTGTGCCTAGTTTTTTATAGTTTGTAAGTATAGCACCACCATCATTACCTTCATCATCCATGGAGGGTATAAGCATACCTCCATCGTCAAGATGTATTACGATTGGTGTTTTATACCACATCCATTCTTTAACCTCTTCTTCAGGCATATATTCTATCTTTACGATAGTGCGACCAACAAGAACGTCATCTACCTTGTCAGTCCAATACTTTCTTGGATTTTTAATCATTATCTTTCTTTTATATTATCATTTAAGTGCTCAAGTACTTGTTTAACTTGTATAGTTATATGTTCTTCATCCTGTACCATACAATGATGTAATAGCCAAACTATTTCATCTATCGGTTCGTTGCATTCTTCTAACAGCCATTTTGCATATACATGCATTTCACCTTCTGTTAGTCTACTGTACAAATGTCTTCTACTACTCATCTCTATTATGTTCTTGTGCATCCTCTCGTCTGCGTTCATTGTATTCGTATTCACTAATAATTTCATATTGTGAATCGTCTTCTTCGCATTCTGTGCATATCATATATTCATCTGCGTGTTCTCTACACTTGCCACAAATATCTGTATGTCCCCAGAATCTAGCGTCACAGCAATTACTTGCTCCGCTTCCTTCCTGCTCCACGCCACAACAGCTGGTAACCTCGTCAGAGGTCCAGCCATCGTCTTG